TATTATTCCACGACTTAAAAATCACGGAGGGAAAAAAGATGCCTGTCAACAACTTCAATAATGTTGATGACGACACACAGTACAACGTGAAACTGCTCAAGGTGATCAAGCTGGAGCATATTGCGCTTACGCCAACAACGGACAACATCGTCAAGGGATCGGTGCTCAAGACGTGGCCGGTTGATGCCGTTGATTCCTACGTGGAATACATTCCAGGACCGGCATAGGTGGCAATTCGCTTCGAGAGCTACCGTACTCGTCGCCTGGACAACCTGGGCGATCCGGAATGGCATAACAGGCGATGGCAAGACATCGACCTGCGTATGCACGCGCGCGAACTCGACAGCGGTAAGATCGACAACGCTGTTGATAATCTGACAGCGGTCGCGCTCTCACGCCTCAACGACACATTCAGCCCGCTAATTCAGCAGGCAATGAATCAGCTTGCCGATGTTGGCGTGTCGTTCACCGGAGAGTCGTTGACCACGGAGATTGTCAGTCTCGGAACCAAGACCTTCATCATCATCCCGCAGCACCGTGTTGGACTGGTGGTGGTTGATTACGTTTCGATCCGACCGGTTGGCGTCACTGACGCTGCTATGATTTGCAGCGTCATCTCTTATGATCGGCAGAGCGGCGCGCTAAAAGTAGAGCCGATCGATGGCTACATCACTGGCGAGGGTGGCACCTACCACGATTGGACCATCAGGGTGTCGGTGACGCCAAATCTCGACACCTATTCGCGCGCGGAAATTGACGACAAAATTGACGCCAAGGTTGATGACGCTGTCGTGCAAATGACTGGTGGTCAGTCAGAAGCTTTGGCAGTGGTGCTGTTACGGGCCAACAATCTCAGTGATGTGGTCAGCGCAGCATCGGCACGAGCCAATATCGGCCTCGGCAATGTCGACAACACCCGTGACGCCACCAAGCCGGTGTCGGCGCCGCAGCGCGCAGCGATGGATCAGATCGTCGCTCAAGTTTTTCCAGCCGGCACTCAGATGATGTTCTATCAGGCTGTGGTGCCCACTGGCTGGATCAGGAACACAACTCACAACGACAAGGCCATTCGTGTTGTCAGCGGCACAGGTGGTGGCTCGGCTGGTGTGCAGCCGTTCTCGACCATCTTCAATCGAACTGCCGTGGATAACACCACACTCGATGCCAACACGTTGCCGTCACATGCTCACGGCGTTGCCGATCCTACCCACGCTCACGGTGTTGCCGACCCCGGCCACGGCCACGGTGTCGGTGATCCAAGCCACGCCCACTCGGAAACCGCTATGCAGGCTGTATATTCAGCAGGCGGCATCGGCGAAACCGGGCAAAGATATGAAAACGTTGGTTCTACTACCGGCTATGCAGGCACCGGCATCTGGATTGGCGGCGCGGGCGTTGGTGTCGGCATCTACGGCGCCTATACTGGCATCGGCATCTACGCGGCCGGCGGCAGCTATCCCCACACCCACGGCTTTGATCATCGTGTTCAGTACGTCGACGTGCTCATCGGGATCAAGTCATGACCGAGACCGACAAGCCACGCGCCAAAGGTACCGAGAAGTGTCCGCTGTGGAAGAAGCCAATGAAGCAAGTCTGCCATACTTGCAGTTGGTGGACGCACATTCGCGGCAAGCACCCGCAGGGCGAGGAGATCATTGATCAGTGGGCTTGCGCCATCGCATGGATGCCCATGCTCATGGTGGAGAACTCACAGATGCAGCGGCAGACTGGGGCGTCGGTCGATAAGGTGGCTTCGGTCATGTATCAGGCTGCTGTCGACTCCACAGCTCTGCGTGCTGAAGCAATCAGCGACGTGATCAGGAAAATCAGCAACGGCCAAGTAGAAAGGCTGACGGATGCTCGTGACAATCCTGGTTCATGACAACACGGTCACTGTCGATGGACGTTCGTTGCCCATCGACTGCAGTGCCATCGATCAGAACATTCGTGTTATCCAATGGTACGACACCTTTGGCGCTGTCGAGTTTTACAACGATCCTGGCAAGCCGTTCCGGCTCAATGGGCGGCTCGACAGCATCCACGATCTTGCCGACTTTCAAGAGACCATCGACGCATGGCAAGCGCTGGTCGCTAAGATCGATGCGGTTCCAGTGCTGACACAAACCACACCACAACAAGCAGTGCAGATGCTTGAGCAGATCGATGCTCATCCCGAGTTGTTGGCCGCGCCTATTGACGAGGCCACCGAGAAGCTTCGCAAGATTCAAATCGACGGCGACCTTGACGTTCCAACATTGGGTCTCGCTGAGTGCCTCAGGTTGTACGACATCATCCAGAACGAGCCGAACCTGTTGGAAATATATCCAGGCGCGGCGGTGACGACGCTGCAAAAGATTGAAGCCGATCCAGAGCTGAGCGCGTTGCCACTCGCACAGGCGGTCGACAAGGTCCGCAATCCACCACCGCCGACAGACCCGCCGCCGCATATTCAACAGTTGTTGGAGTTGCGGGCTGAGCAAGAAGCTGAGCAGCAAGCCAAGATTTCTAAGATGCTAGCTTTGAACCCGCCGCCACCAGAAACACGAAAGTCTTGAGCCATGTCCATCACGTCAATGGTCTGCGTTTCGCAGGAGATTGAGATCGATGGCATCACCGATGTCACGGTGACCGCGCTCATGCACGATGACATTCGTGGCGATTTCTATCGTGAGATCGTTTTCTTCGGTACGCCGCCAGATCAACAGCTGCAAGATGGTGTGATGCCAGTCGATGTCAGCGCCACCGTTCCCACGGTTCTACGCGTGCGCATCAGAGCAGCCACAGTCGACCCACTGCATGTTAGCGTGCCCCAGTCCGAGTTCTAACCAGGAGGCCACCCAATGGCTGAATCCGATCAAGTTGTCCTCACCGTCAGCACAGGTCTTGTGTCAGGTGGTCAGAACCAGCGCGACTACAATTACGTCGGCACCTTTCCCGGCGTCCCTAATCCGGAAGGGTTCTCGCGCTATGCCGGCGGCGCGCCCCGCAAGGAACGGGTTAGCTGGGCCACCGGTGTTACCGCACCATGGGCGCGGGGACAGATCAAGTTCAAGGTCTAAGCCGATAGGAAGCCCGCCCGTCGCTTAAAACGATCGACCCCTAACCTCCCTACCCTCTGAGCTGAAAAACGGCTCTCTGGCGCGCCCCTGGGCGCGCCAATGGCCTTCTATTGCCCTGTAACAGGAGAAACGGACATGGCACGACCCACTTTTGGACTCGAATTTTTTCGTGTCGACGACCAGCCGCAACCTGTCGTCGGGGCGAATATGGACGTCATCGGCATCGTTGGCCCGTGCAGCACGGCTGACGAAGAAGCCTTCCCGCTCAACACCCCCGTTTACATGTACTCCAACGATCTCGTCATGCTTGGCAAGCTCGGTGACAGCGTCGGCTACTTCGACGGCTACATCGCTGACGCCATCAACGGGATCAATGCTCAGCTCGCCGACTTCCAAGTCGCCGCACAGCTGATCATCGTGCGCACCGAATACGGCACTGCAGCTGATCACAATATCAAGTTGCAGCAGACCATCGCCGGCATCATGGGTCAGAGCGTGATGGGCAACGGCATCTGGGCATTGCTCAAGGCGCCGAACAAGCTCTACACCACGCCGCGTATTATCATTTGCCCCGGTTACACTGGTCAGATGGCCAACTCACTCGACACATTGCGTACCGGCACGGTCGGACGTGGCTACATCCCCAATGCCGAGTACACCATCACCTTCACCCCCGGTAATGCCGAGACCAACGGCGCCAATCTGGTGCTGCCGGCGGCGCATGCGGTCGCCAATGTTCAAGGCGAAATCCACGACGACGATATCTACATCGACAGCTGGGGCGCTTGGCTCACCGACGCTCCGGTGGCGACATTCCCTCCGCCTGACGGCGACCCGCTCTCGGCTGAGCCTGCCAGCGGTCAGATTATTTTTTCGCGCGAACCCGGTATCGGATCAACGCTCACGTTCGACGGCACCACGGTCACGTTCGTGTCCGGCACTCCAACAGGCAGTCAGGTGCAGCTCGGCGGCAATCTCGACATCACGCTCAACCGCCTGCTCGACTTCCTGTCGAACTCAGCTGACGTCCACATCAACGACAACAACTACTCGCTGGTGGGCGGTACGCTGCTGATCATTCAGAAGGCTGCTGGCGCCGCCGGCAATGGCTATCAGCTGCGCAGTACGGTGACCGGATCATCGCTCAGTGGTTCGCATCTCACCGGCGGCACGGATGCGCAGACACCCACGCAGGCGGTGTTGAACGCGACCATGGCGCTCGGTGCCAATCCGATCGCCAGCATGCTCGGCGGTGTGCTCGATGGTCTCATCGGCCACGCCATTGTCGAGAGTGCCGGCTCCAGCGAGATCGGAGACAAGAACTGGCGCACCACGCTCAATCATCCGCGACTGATCGGTGTCAGCGGTGGCGTCAAGATCATGGACCCGATCACCGGTGACATTGTGGTGCGGCCGATCGCAGGTCGTATCGCAGGTTTGATGGTGGCGCAGGACTTCAGGATCGGCTTCCCGTCGCACTCCTGCGCCAACCGTCCGATCCAGGGCATCGTGGGTCCGGCGCGCTCGATCGAGTTCTCACTCACTGACGGCGACACTGAAGGCCAGCAAATCCTCGCCGCCAATCTCGGCGTGGTGGTGCGCGGTCTCATCGGTGTGGAGACGGCGATCAGCTCCGGAGGATTCGTGTTCATCGGCACCGATAATATGGGGGATGATGAACTCTGGCGGTTCTACAACGTTATGAGGATGCGCGACTATATCCATCTCTCGTTGATGCCGGCGCTGCGCACGTATCTAGGCAGAAGTAACATCACGCGTCAAACGGTCAGGAACGTTCTCGCCACGGTTGATCACTTCCTCGGTTCGCTGGTGGCAATGGACGTTCTGCTCGGCAAGCAGGTATCGTTCAAAGGCAATATGAACTCTGCCGAAGAAATTCGTCAGGGTCATTTGACGATCGGCTTCGCTGCTGAAGAGCCGACGGTCCTGCGCCGCATCACCACCATGAGCGCGCGCTATCGGCCGGCGATCGACAGCATGGTCGCTCAGCTCGAACAAGAGCTGAACATCGGAGTGGCGGCATAAGTGCCGAACTTTCCGTTAATCCTCGACTACGCCAATCTCTATTGTGGGTCAGCTCCCGACGACGACAAGGTCAGCAATCATCTGACCTTGTCGGAGTTGAAGCTCCCCACAATGGAGATTCAATACGTCGATCATCGACCCGGCGGCGCCCCCGTCGCGATCGAGATCGATGTCGTGATGACGCGAATGGAGCTGGAGTTCGAGGTCGTTGGAGTGACGCCGCAGATCATGGCGTTGCTGCGCAATCTCGAACTCGCGAAGCACGACTTCTTCGCCTACGGAAATTTACGCGACTACATGAGCGGCGGGACGCTCGGACTGTACGCGTACTTCCACGGGCAACTCGCCAAAGTTCAGCCGGGTGCATTCCGCAGGGGCAACGTATTCAACACGCGTTATCAGGTGCGCGGATTGATGCGTTACACGCTGTTTCTCGGCAATAACGAAGTGCCGATCTACGACTGGGACTTTTTCACCAACACGTTCCAGACCGGGAAGCTCATCGCCTAATCACAAGAGGAGATCAAGATGCCTAATCCCGTCTATATCATGGACTACGCCAACTTGTTCTGCGGCGCTGGTCCGCAGGATGATGCGTCGTCGAACCATCTGATCCTGACCGAACTCAATCTGCCGGCGATGGACGTGCAGTACAGCGACCACCGTGCCGCTGGTGCGCCGATCTATATCGAGATCGATACTGGCATGGCGCGATTGGAAGCGACGTTCGTGCTGGTCGGTCTCACGCCGCAGGTGATGAACTTGGTCAACAGCTGGGTGCTGACCGAGCGCAAGTTCTTCGCCTACGGCAACGTGCGCGACCACAACACCGGTATCACGCTCCAAGCGGCAGCAGCATTCATCGGTCAGCTTGGTCGAGCGGACCCGCAGAACTTCCGCAAGGGCGACGTAATGCACACCAACTACGCCATTCGTGGCATCACGCATTACGAGTTTCAGCTCGCTGGTCAGGAATTGATCATGTGGGATTTCTTCACCAACACCAGATTCTTTGGTGGCCGTGACAAGAATATCGAGGTTAATTCCAATCTGCACATCCGGCCGCCGGCACCTGAAATTCTGCTCAGGAATTTCACTACGGCCATGGACCCAGGCGCAGGCCCTGGTTAATCCATGACGCTAGAAGGATAGCACCACGCTTTGCGTTGTTTCACGCGACGGATGAGACTCTCGTCCACGCCAAATCTTTTGGCCAGTTGAGAGCTTGGCTCTGTGGACGAGAGAATGATCTGAACCTTGTGCTTATCGAGTTTGGCGTTGCTCAGCGTTCCGTGGCGGTACTTGTCTGACGCATCTTCTAGCGGAGTGCCCCACCGTATGTTTTGGGGCCAGCGGTTATCTGATGGATTGCCGTTGAGGTGACGCCCCTGCTGTCCCTTGGGACATGGGCCGACAAAAGCTTCAAGGACGAGACGGTGAATCGATCTTCGTACGATCTTGCCGTTCATGCTCAGGGAGACAAAGTGATGGTTGGTGCGGCGTCTATTAGGCCCCTTGGGGCTGTCACCTCGAAGCGGTTTCAAAACACGACCAGGAGTAAACCCTGGCTGTGGTCGTGGCCTTGGCAACGATCTGACGCGCCCAAGGTTCGATACTTCGTAGACGCCTTCGTAGCCTAGGACTGGTTTCCAATGCTCCATGGGACAAGTTTATAGCATGACACTCGATATCTTACGCAAGACTGGGGGGTGGATGGTTGAGTTGCAGCAGCCGCTCAGATCGCACACCGGCGACATCACAGCGATCGAAATCCACCGCCACCGCGATTCGCCTGACGATTG